CTACTTTGGTGCGACCACCATGTCGTCGGCCGGATAGAGCTGCAGCAGCGTGCGCGCGGCTTCAACATTCTCCGTGTGCAGCCATTCGTCATAGTCGGCCGGGCGCAATATGACTACCGATCGTTTCTCGTCGCCGGGCTTGTGCATGCGCCCCATCACGGCATGTCCGTCGGCATTGACGGTCAGCATGGACATTCCGATCAGGGTACGCCCATCGTCGCCGTCGTAGCGGCGCCAGATGCCGGCGACGCAATACGGTTGCCAGCCAGCGAGGCCAATCCGCTGCCACACATTGCGCCCCGTCTCGTAACACGGCTCGTAGATCCACTGCGCCGGAATAAGGCACCGCTGGCCAGCTCGCCACGCGTTGCCGTACAAGCGAGACTCGCCGACCGTCTCTGCCCGCGCATTCATCGTATCGAGCTTGCGCCGCTTTCGGCCGCGTTCGTCGAGGCGCTCCGGCTGCATGAACTTCGGCCAGAACCCGAACACGGCCTTGACCACGGCAACACCATCGCCTTCAGCCCAAGCGATCGGAGCTGCATAGTCCGGATACACATCCGGCTCCCATGGGTCGCGGCGGTACAAATCACCGATGCCAATCCTCAGCTCACTGATACCCGGATCTTCGCTTGGTGCTTTGTAGTTCGTGCACATCGACGTCCCCAATTTCCGCTCTTGACCGACCCATCTTACCTCGCGATACACTGTGTTTTTATACAGTATTCGCGTCGTGATTAAACCTCAGTGGGCATACTTTTGGGAGTATCGGTTCCTCGGCGAGGAGGAATGGAAACGCACGCCCATCGAGTTAACCGAGCGCGAGCTGGAGTCATGGATAGAGGCGGTCTACAACCCGCTGATGCCGGCGCAATCGCGCCGCATCGAAGCGGGTAAGGTCGACCGGAATCGTGTCCCGCTCAGAGACCGCCGCGTCAAACTGAAGCCGACCATGCCGGACTTCGACGCGCCCACCGATTCGGAGTTGCGCACACTTTGGCGCGACTACACCGATCCGCAGGTCAGGTTACTGATTCTTGAAATTCTGGCGCTGAGAAAGTCGATCGAGCGAGTGCAGGATTGGTTCGACTATGTCGACAAGCACATCGATAACAAGGGCGACCTTGGCGGCGGCCAAGGCCCACTTCAACGCCTGCGGCATCTGCTTAGGGAAGAGAAGCAACGCGCGACGATGCTCTAAGCCGATTGACACAATTTGACGGCCCAACATGGCCGGCTGCAGTCGGCCGCTATGCCGGAAGTGGTAAATTCATACGAAAACCATACCTACGAGAGAAACTTATGGCCCGAGCCATGATTTGCGTCGGCGACACGACGACGCACGGCGGCCGCGTGCTGGAGGGCAGCGCGAACGCGACAATCGACGGAAAGCCCATCGCAGGCGTCGGCCACAAGGTACTTTGCCCGCAGTGCAAGGGAGTCTTCCCAATCCTGCCCGCCACCGGACGACGCTACCCGCACCAAATCGCAGGCCGGGAAACGGCCATCGAGGGCATGAAAACCGCGTGCGGCGCAACGCTGATTGCCTCGCAGTCGTCCGCAACGCTCGACGACGTCGGGGCCGGCGAGGCGACGACAGGCGGCGCAGTAGCAGCCGCAGCAACTGCGCTCGCACCATCGCCGACGCTTTGTCTCGAATGCCTGAAGTCGGCGGCCGAGAACGCCGCGACCATGATCGCGCGCGGGTAGGCTCATGGCGGACATCTCGATCGAATCCTTCTTCGCTACGCGCCAACAGCAGTTGACCATGCAGGTGCACCTGTACGCCCTCGTCGATGGTCTTCTGTTCGCGGACGCGGCCGGCGGATCGACCCCTGAGCGATCGCAAGCGGCCGTCGCCTTATTTGACGGCACGCCAGACGCATCGCTCGCCGACGCCGGACCGTGGCTGCTAGATTGGGAACGAGCGCCGGGGAGCATTCGGCACACGCTTTCGGCGATGGCCGGCGGCTCGACCGGTGTGTCATGGCTCATCAGTGCCTATCCGATCGAATCGCTCGCGGACGAACTGCGTCGCCGGCTCGACGTGCGCCTGCCCGACGGGCGCACGGCGCTCCTACGCTTCTACGACGCCCGCATCATGGCCGACGTGGCATCGCTGATGGAACTGACGCAACGCATGCAGTTCTTCGTCCCGACATTCAATTGGCTCGTGGAAGTGAACGGGAAATTAAAGGGAGTGCACCCGCATGCTTGAACTGACAGGCGAACAGATCGCCGGCCTTGCCGAGATCGATGCACGCGGATATGTCGAACGCACTCGGCTCGATCTCGTCAAAGCCGACCCGAAGCTGGCCGACGACGACACTCTGTCGACGCGCCTCTGGAACGCGTACGTCGCAGCTCGGCGGCTCGGCATCCAGTCCGACGAGAATGTCGCCGCGTTTCTTCGGATCGAGGCATACGCGCCGAAATTTTACGAAAAGCCGGCCACACGCGCGTGGCTGACTCGGCCCGGCCGCTCGGCCGATGAACGTTTTCACGATTACCTTCGCGTCATCAAATGGCGCATCGAACATCCACAAGACAACGGGGGATCTCGAGATGGCGGGATTGGTAGTACCAGTGATAGAAGCGGCGGCGGTGGAGCTTGGGCCGCTATTGGCGCGCGCTGGCGTAGCCTTGTTGGGCGGGGCGGCGGTGGCGGGAACGGGGAGTCTGTCGGGTGATACACCGCAGGACAAAAGTGACGCAAAGCCTGACGTCCGCGCGATTCCGCGAACCGGCGAAAGCTGCAAGAAATGCCCACCGGAAGGCGGTCGTCTTCAGCGGATGAATCACGGCGTAAACTGGACGTCGTACCGTTATCAGGCACGCATCACTGGCTTTGCATTCGATACCGCCGAGTGCCGCTGGAGTGACGAGTGGAATTGGCAGAACGTCGATTTCGATGGATTCCAACGTGAAGCGTGTCTGCTACAGGAGACGAAGGGGGACTATGATCAGTTCCTGGACGACGAAGGCGATCCGAAATTCTTCTTCACGGGCTTCACTGACACTCGCAGACAAATTCTCCGGCAGTCCGCCGCTGTGAACGCCAACCCACCAACTCAGTTGATGTGGTATTTCATGACCCCGCGCGCAAGGGAGTATCTGCTGCCTGACTTGCGGCGGGCTCGCGTGCCATCTGTCTACCAACCGTAACGCCATGCAATTCATCGCTCAATACCGTGAAATAGCGAACGTCGAGCATTCCGACTACGCTCACCAGCTTACTCGACTGTGGCCCGTCATCGACTCGCTTGCCGCGAAAGATGCACGCTTGGCCGAATGGTTCCTACAGGGGCATTCGGAAGAAGAGGCACGCCTGTATTCGGTTTATGAGGCACCGGGAACGCCTTCGACCGCTGTACTCGCAGTGCTACGTGAACAGTATCGAGGCGAAGACAGTCTCGCGAAGACCATCGGGATATGGAACGGTCAAAGCGCGAAGAAGGATGGGGCCTCACTCTCCGTCGGCTTCGACACCGGATCGATGCCGTGCGATTTTGATCTATCCATTGGCGAAGAAAGCACGACCTCATCCCGCCTCGGGGATTTCGAGTCGATCGGGCAAATCGTCGCCGCTATAGCCACCGCTTATGCTCCGGCGTACGTAACCGTCGCCCCACGAAAATATGCATCGAAGCAGGTTTTCGATGACAAGCCGGGCGTCGGCTGGATGCTGTACCTACCGAAGATCATCACGCAACAACAGGTACCGGAGGCACGCGCCCTTATTCCGGTCCCGGCTTCCGGAAAACAGACTGGCACGATCATCGTCAGCGTGATCGATGGCACGTTCTCTGTCGACAATCCCGAGCACGTCGAGGTCGCAAATCGCATCGAGATCCGCCTCGTTGATCAGGATCTCCTGCCGACGTACGCGAGCATTTGAGGGAGGTGGGGCGACCGCCCCACCGATCATCTGTCGTTAGAACAGTCCGACAGGCTCGGCCGCGTCATCCCAACTGAAGATGATCAGCTCGTTGCGCTCGACACCCTTCCCGCCACCGACCGTATATTGAATCGGCACGGTCTCGATGTGGAACCCGTCGAACGCACGCCGAATATCTGGATGATCATTTAGGCTAACGATCGCCCGACCCTTCAGCGATCGAAGTCGCTGCGCCATCTTCTCGTACTCGCCGAACGGGAATGCCACGCCGTAGCCCTCCGTCTCGTAATACGGAGGATCGAGGTAGAAGAGCGTATGCGGCCGATCGTAACGATCGATACATGCAGCCCAATCCAGCCGCTCCACGAACGTGTTCGCGAGCCGCAGATGTGCAGCTGACAGTTCCTCCTCGATGCGCAGCAGGTTCAGGCCCGGCGGCGTTGTCGTCGCCGTCCCGAACGTCTGCCCCTCCAGCTTCCCGCCAAAGCAACTTTTCTGCAGGTAGTAAAACCGCGCCGCACGCTGGATATCGGTGAGGGTTTCCGGAATCGTCTGCTTGAGCCACTCGAACACCTGCCGGCTCGTCAACGCCCATTTGAACTGCCGCACGAACTCCTCCAGGTGATGCTGCACGACGCGATACAGGTTGATCAGTTCGCCGTTCACATCGTTGATGACCTCGACCTTGGCCGGCGGACGCAGGAAATACAGCGCCGCTCCACCCGCGAATACCTCGACATAGCAGTCGTGCGCAGGGAAACGCGGAATGATGTGGTCTGCCAGACGACGTTTGCCGCCAATCCAAGGAATGATGGGATTTGCCATTGTGAAAGCCGTTTTTAAACTTGGTGTAGAATCCGGCCCGCCTACGTAGGTAAGCAGGGCCTTGGCCGATTCACTGGCGCTATCAGTGGAAAGGCGACCGGGAGCGTGTTGCCTCACGCTTCCCGGTCGCCCTGTTTCTTTCGAGACCGCCCGGCCTCGATCGCCGCGCTACTGCGGCAAACTGGATTGCGCGTCGCCGATCAACGCGTCGTAACTACGCTCGCACTGCTGGCCGGCGATGCCCCGCTCGTCAGCGATCTTCGCCAGCTCTCCCGCGCGTTCGTCAGCCCGGCCGAACAGGTCGGCAAGCAGATCGAGGGCGTCGCCGGTTGTCGCGCCTCCAGCTGCAGCGCCGGCACGTCGAGCGCCGGCAACGAGCGCGGCGACCTGCTTGCGCAGCCCATCAGCAACACCATCGGCAACAGCAGCATCAGCGCGTGCCTGATCACGTTCTTTCGCAGCATCGGTTGCAGCCTCCTGTTGCGCCACCAATCGGCGGCCATATTCATCACGTTCAGCGCGCAGATGGTCGATCTGCCGCGCCTGATCGGCGACCGTCGTGGACTGATCCGCATCCCGGTGCCCTTTCGAATAGCCGGCAGCCGCGCCGACGAAAACGGCTGCGATGAGCGCGAGCCAGAGTCGAGGATCGAACCACGTCATGCGCCGCTCCGCATCATCGATGCGAGGCGCTTCGCGCGATCGCCGACCTGCCGCGCCCACAGGCTGTCGAGCATCTCGGCTGCCGCCGCGTTCCAGTCGCCTCGCTGCGTCGCCGCGAGAAACTTGCGGAACCCGAGCAACTTGCCCTGCATGTTGAACGCCATATTCATCATCACGCGCTGGCGCACCGGATCGAGCGACGACCACCACGACAGATTGCGATCGAGCCACGCCTCGGTCTCAGCGATGTCGTTCTGGTACATCAGGTCGATCTCGTTATCGCGGAACCCCTTGTCCGTTAGATTGCGCCCGATTCCGCCCGACACCTTGCCCACCGTGTCGGTGTAGATCCGATACCGCCGGTCCTCATCGCGCGTCAGTTCCGCCTTCAACTTGATCCCGTCGTACTTACCCATTTTTGCTTCCCCCAAAAAGTTGCTTTGCCTTCCTGCGCAGCAGCACCTCCAGGTACTGCGATCCGACGATGCCGAACGCGCTCCCGATTCCGAGCAGCGCAATCGGCGGGAGGTCCGGGATCTGCAACAGCGCAATGCCCGCGACCATCGACGTCGCCGACCCCAGTACGGCCCGGCCAGCGACCAGTCGAAACGTCAAATGCTCGCTACCCACCAACACCTTCGCGACCCCGATCAATCCGCCCATAACGATCAGCTCCAGAATCGTCTTTTCATGCTCTTGCATCGGTTCCCCTTGTCCCGATAAAAAGAAAGGCCGCTCCGGTTTCCCGTGAGCGGCCTGCAAATACAGTGCGCGACGCGTAACTTGCGCTACTTCGGCGCTGGCACCACCAGATCGATCTTCTTGCCCTTCTTCTTCCCGTGCCCGACCTTCGCTTTCCCCTTGTTCCCTCCGTTCAATGTGACCACCGTGATCCACCCGCGTGACGCGAACGTGTGCTCGACCGACTCGATCAGGAACTCGCCATCCACGCCGGTCTTGAAGCCCTTGAGCGCGATCGTCTTTTCAGCCGACAGATCTGCCCGGCCGCGCATCGTCAGCCGGCTCGTCGACGTGTGCCGATTGAGCGTCGCCAGCCGTGACGTCGCGCCCGCCTTCGCCGCCTCCGGACTCGCAAACGCATGCCGTTCCGTATGTACCGCGGACGCACCTGGCGGAGCATCAGGATTCGGAATCGTCAGGTTGATCTTCTTCCCGGTCTTGCGGTCGTGCACCTTCGTGCGCACGGCCGCAAAGCTCGCGCGATCCGGGAAATTGATGTCGTAGTCGAGCAGATCGCCGGGCGTGAGCGTGACGATCGGCAGCGGTTTGCCACTCGCGCTCTTGCCACCGCCGCGCGGCAGGACGATCAGCTTGCCGGCCTTCACCGTCGCCGTCGCACCGTACTGGCGAGCCACCCGCGTGATGAAATGCAGATCGCTCTCGCCGAACTGGTCGATACGCGGCACGACGACGTCGACGTCGCACGCGGCCGACCATTTGTTGCGACGCGCGACGTCGCCGACGATGTCGGCCAGCTTCGCATTCGACCAGCTGCCGTAGCGCTGCGTCTTCGACGTCGCCCGCATGTTCGCGGGCTTCCCACGAATCACGACACTCGCCGGCGGCCCGCGCACACCGATCTCGTCGACCGCATACTCGCCGAGCATCGACAGTCCCTGCTCGTCCCATCCGATCGACACCTTCAACGTTGCGCCCTTCGGGGGAAACTCGATACGGCCGTCGCGATCGTCGAGCGTGATCGTGCATTCATCTGCGTCCAGACCGGGTTTGTCGATCGCGCGGATCTCCAGCACGCGATCCTGTATCACCTTGGTCACGTCCGAGCCGTTCGCGATCACTTGAAATATCGCTTCCATCGCACCTCGCTATGTCCAGAGCTGGACCGATTCGACACGCGGCGCATCGAGATCCGGCAGCAGGATCTCGACGCCGGCCGGGAACGGCTGCGGCATAGCCGCCAGTCCCGTATTCGCGTCGTACACGGCCTCGACCGTGCCCTGCAGCGTTCCGTAGTACCGGTAGCAGAGCGTGTCGAGCACGTCGCCGTCAGACGTTCTTAAAGTCTTCGCCATAGCGGCCGAACTCCACCGAGAAAGTCTGCTTGCGCGGCATGCCGTCGACGAGCAGTGCGTCCTGCTCCTCCTCGATCGACTGCAAGAGCCACCGTCCGAGCACATCGCCGTCGCCCGTCGTCAGCTGCACGGGCTTCATGCGCCCGCCGATTTCCCGCAGCCGGTTGATCTGCTTCGTACCGGCCCCGAGCGCCGGGAATACGACACCCGACAAGGTGATCGTCTCGCCCCCTTCACTGACCGCCTGCAGCGCTTCCTGACGGTTCAGACGCTCCTGCGGCGCCACGCGATACCGCGTCGCCCGTCGCAGCTTGTCGTACGCGGCCGTCGACAGATTGAAGTGAAACGCGTCGCCGGCATCGGTCGTCATCGACATGAGGTGCGGCGTGCTCGACGTCGCACCATCGAACAGCCCGGACACCATCGAACCGACCCCTGTCGACGTGATCACGGTCATCACCGCCGAATCCTTCAGACCGACCGACGCGTTGAACTGATTCCATGCCCCGCCGAGCGCGGACTTCACGCTGTCGGCGGCAGCCCGCACAAGGGGGAAATTCGATCCGTCGATGGCTGTCAGGATCGCGCCGACCGAAGCCTGTGCCGCGTTGAAGCTGCGCAGCACCGTGCCGACCTGCGGAAACAGATCGCTGGCCAGCGGGATCGCCCCGCTCGCGCCGGTCAACAGCTCGGCCGCGCTGCTCAGATTGCCGGTCGCGAGGCGCTGCAGCATGTCGACCGTCGACATGCTCGCCGCTCGGTTCCGGTCGAAGATGCGGACCATCTGGCGCACGCGCTCGGTGGCGATCCCGGCCTGCGTCGCCGCGCCCGTGATCTGTCGAATCACATCCATTGCACCTCCCTTACATGTGTGGCGAATCGAACATCGCGGTTCGCGCGTTCGCCTTGCGTTGATGCTCGTCCATCATCCGGGTCAGCGCCGGACTGACCTGCGCGAGGAACTTGTTCGCCATGTCGGCGTCGCTCGCCTCGATCTTCACGTGGAAGACCGGCGCGAAGGTGTTTTGCTGCTCGATACGCGGCCCCGGCCGAGCACCGACGCCGCTCGCCTCCGGCACGAGCGCCTTCGCTTTCGCGACCGCCGCCGCGTTCGCTGGCGTCTCGTCCCGCGTCCGATCCAGCACCTTGCGCGAGATGGCGCTGAAGAGCTTGTCGCCCGCGAACGTGCCGACCGCACCGCCGATCACGCCCAACACCGCCGAGCCGATCGGCCCGCCGAGCGCACCGATCATCGCCCCGACCTTCGCGCCCATCACGCCACCGGCGAGGCTGCCTGCGATGCCCGCGAACCGGTTCGCCTTCTGCGTGCCGGTATCGGTGCTCGACGCGACCGCGTACGCTTCACGCGCGGCGAGGCCGAGCTTCAGCACGGTGCCGGCGACGGCGAGCTTGCCGGCGTACGGTGCCACGCGGCCGAACAGTGCCCGGCCCGAATTGACGATGCGCCCGATGCGCCCTGTCCGAGCCGCCCCACGTGCTGCGCGGCCAGCCCCACCACCGCCGACGAGGTCGCCCAGCCCGCCACCGCCGAGACCACCGCCGGGCAGGTTGACGACGAACACGCGCTGCACGACACCGGCGGCACCCGCAGCCCCGCCGAGCGCATCGAGCGCCCGGCCCACGACACCGCCGGCCCTGCCGCCACGTTCCGTAGCCGCACGACCGCCTCGCGCGAGCACCGTGCCGCGCGCGATGTCGATCGCGCCCCGGCCGATACTCCAAAGTGCCTTTGCACCACGGAACGCGAGCGCTGCGCCTGCGATGCCGACGACGGCTGCCGTCGCCTTCGGTGCCGCGTCTGCGACGGACTGGATACCGCTTCCGAGTCCCTTCGCGCCCTCGCCAATACGATCCGTCACCGGACGAAGCGCGTCGCCGATACTGCGCATCGCGTCATCCCACCGCTGACCGACCTCGCTCCAGATCTGCTTGGACGTCTCGCGACGGGCTTCCAGATCCTTTTGGATCTCGCCACTTGCCTGCTGCGCGTTGCGCTTCAGGTTCGTGTACAGGTCCGCGTTCTGCATGTACGCGGTCAGCGCCGCCTTGACCTGCATGTCGTTGAACAGGTCGCCGGTCTTCATCGTCTCGGCGAATGCGGCCATCTGCGCCTGACGCTTGGCCGGGTCCATCTCCGAATTGAACTGCTTCGCTGCCGTCGCGAGCTGCTTCGCCTTGGCCGGATCGACGCGCTCGATGTATGCGCGTGCGAGGACGAACGATGCTTCAAGCGTCGACCAGCCCTTGCCGATCGCCTCGCGCATCTTCGCCTGATAGTCGACACCGGCTTTCGCGTAGTTCCGCTCGGTCTCGCCCGAGCCGATCTTTGAAAACCAGTTCTTGAGGTTGTTCGCCGCTTCGTCGGAGCTGCCGGCCGTCTTCATCTGCACTTGGAGCATGGCCCCGAGCTGCGTCACCGAGTCCTGCCCGGTGATCCCGATCTTCTTCATCTCGGCGAGCAGCACCGGGAACCATCGCGCCATGTCGACCGATTCGAACGAGCCTTCCTTGCCGAGATACGCGATCGCCTCCAACGCCTTCGCCATCTGACGCGGGTCGACGATCTCCGCGTTCTGCTGCAGCGCCTGAATCATCTTCGCGGTTTCGACCGTCGTCGCGCCCTGCCCGATCGAGAACTTCGCGACCAGCGGCGCGAAATTCAATGCACGGTCGAGATCCATCCCGCCCGCAACCATCTGGTTCACCGCATCGGCCAGCTCGTTGCGGCCGATGCCGTTCGCAGCAGCATCACGCCGGATACGCACGCCCATCGCGGCCTCTTCCTGCGAGCGCGCAATACCGGCCTTGATCGCGATGTCGCGAATGATCGCCTGATAGTTCGCCGCGATCGTCGCCGGCACCGCGACCGCCGCAGTCAGCTTTACCGCGTCGCCGATCACGCCCCGTCCGGCATCCTTACCGGCTGCCAGCCGCTCGTATCCGGACGTTTTCAGCTCCAGCCCCCGCGTCGTCCGGCCGAGTCGCGCATACGCGCGATCGAGCCGGTCGACCTCGACGCCGGCATCCCGCAGCGACTTCAGATTGCTATCAAGTTTGCGGCGAATGCCGTCCGCCGCGCTGTCGCCCGCGAGATGCAGCCGGCGAAACTCATCCTGCAGGCGCATCGTCTCGCCGATCTGGCGCTGCCAGAGCCGCGAGTCATTCGCCCGCTTTTTCATCGCGTCGATCTTCGACGACGTGTCGGTAATTGCCTTGCCGAACGTCGCCGATACCGCCCCGCCGATCACGATGCCAAGTGCTAGGTCTTTCGCCATCCCGGCCCCCTCAATCCGTCAGCCACCAGAGCATGTCGTCGACCGTCATCTCGTCGATCGACGTCGGCGACATGCCGTACTCACACGCGAGGCGCTTCGCCAGCGCCTTGAGCGTCTTTCGGTCCAGCTTTGCGTACGGATCGAAAGGAGTAGTAGGCGTCCTGCACGCGCTCGTAATCGGCCATATCCATCGCATCGAGATCGCTCGGTGCGATGTCGGCAAGCGTCGCGAACAGGATCAGCTCCTGTTCTTCGGCATCGTTCGGCGCGAGCTTCTGCGCAGCACGCATGTCGCGCACCTTCGGCCGGCGCATCGTGAAGGTGTCGCACTCGACACCGTTGAGCTTGATCGGAAAGTCGAGCTTGACCGTGACCTTGTCCATTGCGGTTCCTGAAATGAAAAATGGCGAGCCATCGGCTCGCCATTGATTGAATAAAGTAACTTTGCTAAGTGTCGGCCGAATGACGGTTACGCCATGCCGAGCTTCTTGCGAACGTCGGCGAGCTGATCCACGCCGTTGATCACGCGCCTGCACGCGAAAATGTCGATCTCGTGCACGATCGCGCCGTCAATCTCCAGCTTGTAGTAGTCGCACGACACGTTGAACTTCGCATCGACCTTGTCGCCCGGCTTCCATTCGCCCGGATCGACCTCGTAGAGCATGCCGCGCAGATACACAACGACACTCTTCGAGTTGCCACTGCGGTCCTTGAACACGGAGCGAAACACGCCGTTGAACGCGCCCTGATCCACCAGCCCGAAGAACTTCAGCACGTCGTATTCCATCGTCGCCATCGCGAACGACGCTTCGAGCGCTTCCATGCCCTGATCGACCTTGACTGCGGCATCCATGCCGCCCGCGCGAAAGTCATCCGTCTTGAGCTTCAGCTTCGGCGGCGACATGCTTGTCGCACGCCCCGCGTAGCTACGGCCGTCGACGAAGGTGTTGCAGTTGTACAGAGTTTCCGGAATCATCGCTGCCCCTTAGATCTGGTTATCGAGCACTTCGGTCAGCCACTGGTTCGTGACCTCGAAGCGGAAAATCGGGTTTTCGGCCGGCGGAACGTCCGTGAAACGAATGTTCCAGTACACCTTGCCGTCTTCGAGCTGGCTCGCCGTGTTCAGCTCCGGGTCCGGGTAGACCTCGAAGTTGATCAGCGCGCCCTGACGCTTCAGGTCACGCATGAACGCCTGCAGACCCTCGGTCACGTCGCTGACGTAGGTTGCCGTTATGCCCCGGTCGACCGCCCACTTGTGACCGGCCTGCACGGCGTCCATCACGATGTCGAGCGTGCGCACGCGCGTGACGAACTTCCACTTCGGATCGGCCGAAAGCGTGCGGTTCCCCCACAGGCGATAACCACCGTCGCGAATGATCGTCGTGATGTTCGCGTTGTTGAGAAGGTTCGCGCGGCACGTCTCGTCGCCGTCGAGATATTCGATCGGTCGGCCCGTGCCCGTGATCTCGACGATCTCCTTGTTCGACGGCGACGCCCAGAAACCGATCTTCGCGTCGGTCTGGCAGAACAGACCCGCCGCATATGCCGACGCCGGCAGCGCCATCTCGCCGTTCGTTGCGTTGTCCCATGCCTTCGCGCCGGGATCGACCATGTACAGGCGCTTGCTGCCGAAATTCTTCGCGTACGCGATCGCCGCCTCGTCGTCCGTGTTCGGCCCGTCGATCACGGCGACGGCCCGGAGCTTGCCCGCGAGCGAATCGGCCGCCGTCGCGACCGGTTGCTTCGACGTGTGGCCGGGCGCGATCAGCAAGCGCGGCTGCGCATTGAAACGCGACTTCGCATCGATCAGTGCCTGCATGCCGGTACGCGCACCGCCGGCCGTCTCACCGCCGATGATGGCGGACGTGAGCTGCGCCGCATCGGCCGACGTCGGCACGCCGACCGCGATAACAACCGCACGGCTTTGCGCGTAGATCGCGCGGGCCGCGCGTGCGATCGCGCTCTTCTCGCCGAACGCCTGCACGGCCTCGCGATAGCTCGTCAGCTGCACGGGCACATTCGGTTGAGCCAGATCAGGACCGGGCGTGTAGGTATCGGTCATGCCGACGACTGACGATGACGGCACGGCGATCGTGCGCGGGCCGGTCTCGACGATCGTCGTCGTGATGCCGTGGAAAAAGGAAGTCGCTGCCATGCGGATCTCCAGAAATAAAAAAGCCGCTCGAGGAGCGGCTTGCGAAACAGGAAAGCGCATCAATGCGCCGGTAAAGTTACTTTGGCTCGATCTCGGCGAGCGGCTCGATATCGCTCGCGGCGTCATCATTCGCAGTCAGAGCGGGTTCCGTATCCGGAGCCGTCTCAGCCGCTTCATTGCGGCGAGCTTCCTCCTCACGCCGAGCGGCTTCCTCGGCTTCGCGAGCCGCTTTCTCCGCGCGTTCGGCCTCGACCTTGGCCAGCACGGCAGCCGGATCAGGCTCGGCCGGCCACGTGATCTCGTTCGGAAACGTCGGCAGATCGACCACACGGACAAGCGCAACCTGATACGCGGCCCACGCGTCGAACATTGCCGCTTCGATATCCGTCAGCAATCCCGTCATACGCGCGTCCGACTTGCCGAGATTCTGCTGCCGCGCGTTCTCCATACGCGCGTAGAAGTCCGCCATCGCCGCTGCGCGCACGCGCTCCGCGACGACGGCCTCATCGAGCACCCATGCGCCATCGCTCCAGACGTATTCGTCGGACGGGCGCGGCATTTCGGTCAATCCCGCGTCATCGGGACTGACGCCCGCGACCGTGATCTCGCCCGGCTCGCCCGTATCGGTGCGATACAGACGCACTCCGCGATAGTCCGGCTTCATCACCCACGTGCCGTCCTGCCAGAACGGCCAGGAACGCGTCGGCACTTCAGGCAGAGGCGTGAGCGTACAGAACGCCGGCACGAGATAGCGATTCGCGTCCATCGGATCGCGTTCCGCAAGAAAGCTCGCGACGTAGCGGCCAGTCAGGTTGTCGTACTGATTGCAAAGCATGTTCTACCTCGATTTAGTAAGCGCGGATCATGGCGAGCAGCGCAACGTTGCGGGGACGGCTCTCGCTGCCACCGTCCGCGCCGATACTGATCGTGTGCGAGTGCGCACCGGCCCCGCCAATCCCGACGTTGTGACCGTGATTGCCGTCCGCAGCGATCGAGATCCCCGTGCCAGAGACAGACGACCCGATATCGTCACCTCGATCCCAGTTATATGGGCCGCTACCCTGACCGAAGCTCGTTCCCGTGACCCCGACGCGCCCAATGCGCGTGCTGTGCAAGTGCCCCGGATCATTGACCCCGTGACCGTGAATACCTTGAGCGTCTGTCCACGCGCCGTGCGAGTGATCACCGACAGCAGCAGCCGACGCGCCGTGCGCGTGCGAGCGGTTCAGACTGTCCTGCCAGCTGCCGATTTGGCGCTGAGCATCCGCGCCGCGCGCGTCATCCCAACAGCGGATAAACTCGCCACGAAGATCCGGCAGCCGGAATGTCGTGTTGCCGTCCCCGCTGGAAAAGCAACCGTGGCGTCCCTTGCCCCAATCTGCGTCTGCGACGATCGCGCCGCTGCCCTGCGCGTACGCCCACAGCAACGGATAGTCGGCCCGCTTCAGCTCCGTGCCGTTGAGCTTCAGAAAGCCGGCACGCGGCGCAGTCCGCGCCTCCCACACGATCTGTCCGATCTGTACGTCGGCAACCGCTGCCGCGAACCACGCCGACGTGATCAGCTTGTTCGAGTTGTCGCCGGCCGGCGGCGACACGGCCGAGACCATACCGCCGACCTGCAATTGCGTGGAGCCGTCGTCGCCAACCTTGCCGACCACGACGCGCCCGCCCTGCGGCATCAATTGCAGCGTGCCGAGCACATAGCTCGAACCGCGAGTGACGTTGATCGCAGCTTGCGAGTTGGCGTACGTGTCGTTAACCGTGCGAACGGCCAACGAGCCGTCGGCTCCGTGGACCAGCTCCCACGTTTTCTGGTCGGTCGGCGCACCCTCCCGCGTCAACTGGATCGACGTCTGACCCGTTCCGCCGCCGTTCGATGCAACGAGCGCGCCGGCTGAATTGCTACTCTTGAGCACACCCTTGTTCTGAAACGGCGAACGTCCGTCGTCCCAAGCACCACCGGACAACACGCGGCCACTGTTCGGGGCCAGCTCAATGGTCTTGATCGACGTGCTGAGATTGACGCGGGTGATCCGCACGGCGGGGATGCCCGTCGTCCATTCGTCGTCGACCGCGCGGATGCTGACGCTGTCGTTGTTCGACTGGATGTCCCACAGCTTCATGTCCTTGTCGGCACCCGCCGACTTCAGGACGATATCGCCGCCCGTATTGGAGCCGAGCGTGACGCCCGAGCCGTTGTCCTTCGCCTTGCCCGCACCGCCACCGAAATAGCCGACGCCCGCGGATTCCACGTTGCCGGCAAAACGTGCATTACCGCCGAAGGTCGTGCCGCAACCGGTGCCATCGATACGCACCGCCCCGGTATCGAGCGACCACGAGAGCGGCCGATAGTCGTTGTAGGTGCCGTTCGGATCGCCCTTGTTCGTCGACAGGAACCACGCGCTCTTGTTGTCATTGCGGAGCATGACGCCGTAGTCGGTGCCTACCGCGCGAAACTGCGCACCCGTACCGTTCGCGTCGTAGCCCGCGCTGCGAATACCGCCGTTCGCGCCGATCGAACCCTGCACACGAACGGTATCTTGGCCATTGTCAGCCGCCCCACCGATCAACCACCGGCCCTCCGGCGTGATGCGGCCACGCTCACTCCCACCGGCAATCAGCGAGAGCCAGCCGGCAGCGCCAAGCGTCAGGTTATTGCCGAGCATGACGACGTACGGAACGCCTTGCACGCCGAGCTGGACATGCCCGTCGCCCGGCGAAAACATCCCGGAGTCCGGATCACCGTCGAACGCAAAACCTGCGTTGTTCGTGTTGTTCGGCGTGATTGCACCGACCTTGCCGAGCAACTTGCCCTTCATCGCATCGCCGGACTTCGCGACCTTGTCGTTGCCTAGATCGCCGACCTTCTTGTCCGTCGCGTCCGCTCGCGTGCCAAGCGCCGTAATCGCCTTGTCAGCTGCATCCGCACGATCCTTCAGATAGCGCGTGCGATTGGCGAGTTGCTTGGTCGGCACGTTGTCGACGCCGTCCGGGCCACCCTGCACCGGGTCCGACGTCTCGAACTGGTAAACGCCGTCCTCCCACTTACTTTCTTCTTTCAGATTGGCCATGTACCGATCACCCCTCGCGTAAATTGACCGTTGCGCGTCGCGACACCGTTGTGCCGGATCGCGACCTCAGAAAAGTCCAGCCACGCGAGCCGGCTACGAGCCGGCGCGTAGCGCTCGATCGCCCGCTTCAGGTTTTCGCCCTGATCCCGCGTCACTGGCCGCCGCAGCTTCACGATGTACTCGGCCCATGCGGTCGACCCGCCATGCAGGTATCGACCGTTGCGCATGGCAGATCCGTCACGACGCTTGATCTGGCGCCCTTCTTGAATATCGATCTCGCCGAAGCCGAGCCGCCGCACGATCTCGCGGATCGCCCACGGCGTGCCCTTCTTCTGGTAGATCGCTAGCGACGACTTGATCAGCGCTCGGCGTGCGTCTTCGGACTCGGCCAGCTCCCACCCGTCGACCGCAAGCGACCACGCGAGCCACGGCAGGAACGCGGCCGGGCAGCGATCGGCATCCCAGAGGGTGCGGATCAAGTCCGGATCGACGCTCGGGCGCAGCACCTGCGCGAGTGCGGCCTCGAGACTCGTCTGGTTTGCTGGCAGCAGCGCTTCAGTCGTCATCGGCCACCTTCGGATTGAGCACGATAGATGTGCAGCGCGCGAACTGGTCGACCGCGCACACGACGTCGGCGGACGGCGACTTCAGGTCGACACGCACGACACCCGACGCTTTCGGATGGAGTGCACCGGTCACGGCCGAACGCGGCATGCCGACGCGCAACGCTTCGCCCGCCGCGACCGCGATATCCAGATCCTGGCGACGCGCGGCGATCACGACACCGGGGTCCGGGCCGCGCCCGACGTACACATCGGCGACGATCGTGTAATTGACGGGCCGAGCCGCAACGACCAGCAGCGTGTCGTTCAGCGGCCGACGGTCTTCCGGCGACAGGGCACGACGCACCGTGTCTAGCAATGCGGCGCTCGCGACGCCACCGTTCGAATACGACTTCACGACCACGCGCACTACACCGGCTTCGGGCCGATCGACGCGCACGTCGGCAACGTCCGGCGATGCGTCCATCGCGAGTGATCGGTACGCGCCGAACGGACCGGCTGTCGATGCGCGCTCGATGCCCATTTGCGTACGCAACCGCAGGCGCTCGTCGCGCTCGCGCGTCGCTGGAACCGGCGGATGCGCTTCCGGGTCGCCGGGGTCGACGACTTCGCGCTGCAAATTCCAGAGCACCGCGAGATGTTCGAGATCCGCACCCGTCGAGTACGCGAGCAACACCGCACGTGCCGCGTCGTTCACGCGCGCACGAAACCGAATTTCGTCATACGCGGCCAGCTCGATCAGCTTCACGACCGGATCGGATTCAAGCGCTGCTGTCCAGTCCGGATAGATGCGTTTGAAATGCTGCAGCTTGAGCTGATACGCGGCCTCGAAGTCCAGCGTTTCGACGAGATCGGGCGGATCGAGCGCCGACAAATCGATGACTGTCATGTCGTCACCTCGAATACAACGTCACCGCCGTCGTACTGCCCGGCGATACGAAAAGTTACTTTGCCGTCTACGACTGACAGCACGTTCACGCGATCGAGTGCAATGCGCGGCTCCCAGCGGGCAATCGCGCGTGCCGCTTCGGCCTGTGCGGCCGAGATCCAGCCGCGCGTGATCGGCAGGTCGACCATTTCAGGAAGATCCGAGCCATACTCGGGCCGCTCGCGGCGCGTGCCCTTGCGCGTGCTCAGGATGTCCGCGATGCTCTGCACCAGATGCTCGACTCCGCCGATCAGCCGCCCCGTTCGGCGGCACATGCCGACCAGCGCGGCCATCACTGCGCCTTCGTCGGGATGCGCTTGAAGCAGCCGCGCGATTCCAGATACTCGATATGCTCCAGCTCCGTCACTTCCGTTTTCCCGGCCAGCACGGCAACGTGCGAGCCGTCCGGAAACACGATCACGCGGCTGCGGAACTCGGTATCGATGAATGTCACGGGAGCCACCGCCCCGGCTTGCTGTGCGTCTTTCGCCATCACCACCCCCACAAACGAAAAACCCCGCATGGGCGGGGTCCAAAGTCACTTTGAATTGCTCAGACTGGCGAGCTAACCAGCTCGCCGTCACCTTGTTCGCGGTGTCTGTGCTTGCTGACCGATTTGCCGGCTGCTACGACGTCGTCAGTGAATTCAGCCCCGCCCGCGACCTTCATCGCGACGCCACCGCCCTCGCCCGCCTTGCCCTGCATGCCACCGTTGAACGTCAGCAGTTTCTCGGTCGTCTGGTTGCCGGTGAACGTCGAGTCCGGCACATCGGCGAACAGCTTCGCCGTACGCAGCATTGCGCGGTCTGCCTTCAGCTCGAACTCCGTCGCGCCGATACGGAACACGATCCGTCCGCCGGCCGGCACCGACAGCACGTATTCATGGCTCGCATGGTTGTACTGCTCGAACGCGCCGTCCGGGAAGTCGGTCGCGGTCTCGTCAGGACTCGACCGGCCGGACCCGCCGTGCTGCTCGGTGTAGTAGCCGGGCGCGACGAACGCGCCTGCGAGATCGCCGGACGGTGCCCACAGGGCGACCTCTTCGTCGACGGACGGCGGACGCCAATGTCGAACCTTGCCGGCCGCACCGGCCTGCCATTTGAGCCAGTCGCTCACCCAATCGCCGATGCGCACCTTCACGCGCGGCGGATCGTACGTGACCGCCTCGACGACTGCGGACTGCGTCAGACATGCCATGCGGCGATCCATCTCGCCCAACTCGAAGTCGCTCATACGTCACCCCCCAGCCTGACCGGACGGACTCCAGTAGTCGTCTTCGTGTCCCTGCCCCGTCTGCGGATCGACGCCCCACAGGACCGTGCGCCCCTTCGTCGGCGGCTCGAACACGTCGCCCAGGTCAAATTCGTGCTCCCATTCGACGAGCCAGACGAGATACGTGTCGAGATCTGGGCGAAACGGATCAACGCCCGCCGAGCCGACCTGCTTGCCGGGTGTAACAGGCAGATCCCACGTCGCCCCGTGCACCGCTTGCAGCACGCGTGCAGACAGTTCGCGGACGAGCAGCTCGGCACCGGGCACGATCGGATCGACGATCACACGCGCCTGCAACCGTCCGACGAGCGGCACCCGACCGGTGCCGTCATCGTGCCCCGGCTCCAGCTCGGACAGCTCGATCGCAATAAATGGCGTGTCGATCGCCTTGCCGATCTTCGGATACGCATGAATGCGTTCGAGATCCGGCAGCTTCGCGCGCAGACCGGCCTCGACGCCGTCATGCAGTTGCTTCAGGCTCAGTAAATTCACCCTATCGATCACGGTTTATCGCCTTTTGCAGTTCATAGTTGACCTCCTGCCGCAGCACCGTCATCAGCCTCGCCTCGCATGCCAGCGCCGCCCGGCGAAACGCCGGATCACCTGTCTGTGACCATTCGACCTTCACCACCTCGAACGGCGTCCGGGCCTTGCCGATGCGTCGATAGATCGGCCCGTCCGGCTGTCGATTCGTCTTGCGCCACGCGCCCTCGAACAGCGATTTACCGGCCCGCATGCCCTTCTTCGTGCGCCTGACCGAACCGAGCCGGTGCGCCTCGATCGGATTCAAGCCGAGCCACACCTTGCCGGTATCGGCCGAGCGTAGGAAAAAGTACATGCGCTGCCGCACCAGCTTTTGCTGGATGCCCGTCGCGTTGCCGACCTCCTTCGCCGTCTGGCTCCGGATCCACGCGCCTGTCTTGCGAAGCGTGCGCCGCCATGCCGCCTGCATTGCAGCAGGTGGCAGGCCCGCGAGCGCTTCGAGCGCCCCTTTCACGTCGATCTCGACCTTCAGCAGATCCATCGTCACCTCAGAATCAGGATCGTCCAGCCCGTCCCGTCGGGATGCAGCTCGAACACGCGGTAACGCCCGCTCGGCGTCACGACGATGCTGCCCTCGGTCACGTCCACCGCATCGGCGTCAGTAATGTGCAGCACCGGTGCGACCAGCTGCGTGCGCTGCGTCCCGAGATCCGGGCCGAGCCACGGCGACGTGAACATCCCGTCGACGGGCCGACCGTCGATCGTGATGTCCGCGTCGCCGAGATCGCGCAGCACCGCAGCGTCGACGTCCGCGATCAGATCCCGGAACGCCATGTCACGCCTTCAGCTTGACGATCGCTTTCGGGCGCGTGCACAGGTGCACCGGGTTCGACTGCGCCTCGATGTCGACACCCTTACCGAACTGCGCCAGTTCCTGCTTCGCGTAGTACGGCAGGCCCGTCGTGTTCACCGCCTCGACATAGTCGGCCGGCGCGAAGCGCGTGATGAACAGCTCCGGCACGCCTTCGGGCACCGCGTACGCTTCGTCGTCGGCCACATAGCCGATGTCGCCGACGCGACCGCGATAGCGCTCGAACGTGCAGCCGCCGAAGTCGAACGCGTCGCGCGCATCACCCCGCAGGGACGCCGCCATCGCGGTCGCGAGATACGTTTCCTTCACAGTCTTGGCGACGATCAGCTTGTTCCAGAATGCCCGGCCGCAAAGCACGCGCACGCCCGTGTAGGTCGTCGCGCCCAGCGCATCTTCGATCGCGTCCTGCACCTCGACGCACTTCACGCGGATCTCCGTGTCCGCCTTGCCCAGCTCGAACGGAATCACGGTCTGCTCGATGCCGAAGTACTGCAGGAGGTCGATCAGTACCGTCTTGCCGTCGGCATCGAGCACCGCGCCCTTGATCGCGCCGATCCGGTGAAACTCGTGCGTCGCGTCGAGCTGGCGGCGAAGCTTCGCGAGCCGACGATTCACGACCGTCTGCAGCGCTTCCAGCTCCGTTTCGGAGCCGAACGCGCGCAGGTTCTGGATCTCGTCGGCCTTCACGAAGGTACGCTGCGGCAGGTGCACGGTATTGAACGGAATCATGCTGCGCTTGCTGCCGACCACGATCGCCGACGGCGAGCCGCGCTCACCGGCGGACACGAGCGACAGCGTGTCGCCGTCGCGCTCGATCTGGATCGTCGTCGTGGTGATGCCGTCCTCTTCGAACAGGCCGAGCGCACCGACCCGGCCCGGAACGTGCGGCTGCTCGTTGATCGCAGCGGTGAGCGACGACAGCGAGAACGCTTCATCTTGAAACAGGGCGATGGCCGCCATACAACCTCCAACAGGGAAATGGACACAAAAAAGGCCACGCGTGATGCGTGGCCTTCGGAATCGGCGTTGCTGCGATCAGCGGACGATCACATGGCGTTCCGCGAGATCGGTGCGCGCAGCGGCATTCAGACCGGTCAGGCGTGCGGCGGCGACTTCGGCGAGCCGCACGATGCCCGTCGCCGAACGCGGGGCATCGGACGCTGCCAGCGGTGCATACAGCACCGCCGCAGCAACTTCGGCCCCGTCGTTCGCCGCGTTGTCGTACGGCGCATACTCGCCGGTGCTCGTCACGCCGAGCACCTGGCCGGCCGGCAGCGCCGGCCCGGCCTTCACGATGATGTGCTCGCGCGAAATCTGCCCGTTGCCTTCCGACACCAGAAATTCCGCCGTCTGGCTGCCCTGTACCTTCACGTTCGACATGAGTGTTCCCCTCCTCGGGTATCGTCAAAGTTACTTGCCGCTCTTGCGAGCCGCGTAGATGGACGCCGCGCGCGGCGCATTCGCCACCACCGGCGGCTCGTTTTGCACCGTCGGCTGCGCACGCGGATTGATGCGCGATTGCGATGCCGTCACGCGCTCGAACAGCCGCGCACGTACGTGATCCGGCGTCAGACCGTCAGCGACGAACTGCGCGGTCAGCTCCGGCACGTTCGCCGCAAGGCAGATTCCGGCGATGTCAGCGGCCTGCTGGATCGCCGCATCGACCGTTGCCCGGTCCTTCAGGCCAGTTGCCGTCACGATCGCCTCGGCGCAGTGCGACAGGCGCGCATCGCGGCAGGCCGCGAACACGTGCGACGCGAGCGCCGAGACGTCCGGAGCCGATGGCGCGGGCTGCGGGTCGGGTTTAGTTTCCGGGTTCGGCGCGGGCGGCGTATCCGGAGGCGTATCGGGCTGCGGCGGATCGGCCGGCTCAGTCTCGTCGACCAGCGCCCGCACAACGTCGGGCAACGCCGAGAAGCGCGCGAGTAGCGCCGTCGAACTTGCAGATGCGGACAGCTTCACGGCTGCCTCGATCGTGTCGCAGAATCCCTTTTCCTTCGCCTGCGCGGCCGTCAGCCACGTCTCGGCGTCCATCATTGCCCGGATCTCGTCGACTGACTGGCCGCTCTTGGCCGCGTACGCCGCGAGGATTCCGTCGCCAGCGTTATCGAGCAAGTCGGCAATACGCCGCAGGTCTTTCGCTTCCCCCGCTGTCACCGTGTGCGCGTTGTGGATCATCAACAGCGCGTTCTCCGGCATGACGATCTCGTCGCCGGCCATCGCGATCAGCGAGGCCGCAGACGCCGCGACGCCATCGACGCGCACCTTTACCTTGCCCGCGTGCCGACGCAACGCGTTGTAGATCGCGAAAGCGTCGAACACGTCGCCGCCCATCGAGTTGATCGCGACCACGATCGTCGACGCGTTCGCCGCTGCCGCATCGAGCTGCGTCACGAACGTCTGTGCGTCAGTACCCCAAAAGCCGATCTCGTTGTAGATCCGGATCTCGACCTCGCCGGCCGCGTTCGCCTGCGCCCGGATATCCCACCACTTACGATTGCGTTTCATCTCACTCCCCATTCGTGTGCGCGAGCGGATCGGTGTCGTCCGTCGCGTGCGTGTCGTACTGCAATCCGAGCCGTTGCGCGCGCTGCTGATCGGCTGCGTTCTCGTCGTCGACCTGCTCCGGATCCTCGCCCTTCGCGAGAATTGCGCCGGTGCGACTGGTCAGCCCCGCCCGAATCTCCGCGCGCTTGGCCGATACGTCCTGCACCGGATGGATATACGGCCAACCCTGCGGCACCCACCGCACGCGCACGTACTCGCGCCGGGTGCGGTGATAGTTGGGCATGGGCATCGCGCCGGACAGCGCACAGGCATCGACCCACCAGCGCCAGATCCGACGGCAGAACTGGTGGATGAACACGTTCTGCTGCAGCTGCTCGATCGAGCGCCGGAACTCGTTGAGCAACACGCGCAGCACGCGGTCGCTGACATCGCGCAGGTCACCCGTCAGCACCTCGTAGGGCATGCCGACCGACGCAGCTGCCGCCATCAGCTGCTGACGCATGAACGGCGCATAGTCGGCACCTGCGCCGGGCGGCGTTGCGAACCGCACGTCTTCGCCGGGTGCCAGCTCCTGCATTGCGCCCGGCTCCAGCGACACAACCGGCGAGAAACCGTCGACGTCGAACTCGATCGGCGCACCAGACACCGGATCGCCGAGCGGGCCGACTTCCGCCTGCGGCTTCACGATGAAGCCTGCAAAGAGGTTGCTCACCTCCTGCCGGAACAGCACCGCGTCGTCGAAGTTGTCCAGCGAATGCAGCCGCAGCAGCACCGTCGACAGTTCCGGCACGCCACGCACCTGACCGGGTCGCAACGCGTGGAAAACGTGCGCGATCTCGTCGGCCGGCACGCGCACTGTCTGCACTGCGTCGCCGGCATACCGGTTGTACTCGCCCGGATGCCGGCGCAGCAGGTGATACGCGACCCGCTCGCCGTCTTCATTGAACTCGACGCCGTTGATGATCTCGCCGCCTGGAATCGGCTCGTTCTTCGTGACCGGCAGCATGTCGCCTTCGAACAGCTGGATCTGCATCGGCACCGCCAGCCCCGCATGCAGCGGGCGCAAACAGCGACGCACCAGCACCTCGCCGTCACTGAAAAACGCCCGCGCTGCGAGCGTCTGCAAGCCGTACAAATCATGGTCGCCGTTCGGGTCCAGCTCGCTCGAACTGTCGTCCCAAAGTTGCTTTTGCGCGCGACGCACGTCTGCGTCCGGATGCTGCGGGTGCGCCTGAATGCCGGTGCCGATGGTGTTCGACACCAGCCGCGCGATCGCGGTCTTCGCCCACGGGTCGTTTCGGATCGCGTCCCGCGCCCGGTGGCGCATCAGCGGCAGGTTCTGCACGACCGATGCATTCGGCCCCGCGCTCGATGCCTGCCACGACTTCGCCCGCGCCCCGCGCGTGCCGGCCGATTCGTACGCCGCAGCCTTCAGGCGGGTCGGCACGACAAAGCCGCGCTTCGCGAGTGCCGGATACGCGCGGCTCATCGCACCCCCTTGCCGGCGTGGCGCAGGCGAATCAGCCGCGAGCGGCCGGTCGCGCCATCAAGTGCCCGAATGATCTCGGTCTGCGCATCGCGCAGCTCGGCAATCGACCGGTAACGCACCTTGCGATCCGCGTACTGGACCTCCAGCTCGCCCTTCGCGATCGCCGACTGGATGCGTTGCAAGTCCGCCATCGTGTATGCCATGTGTTTCTCCTATCGGCGTTTCAGGTACGTCGAGCGACCGACACGCCGGCCCTGAATGCGCGAAACCCCGCTCAGGGGCGGGGTTTCGATTGGCTTCGGTGCCGTCGTGACGACCGCCGTCGGCTCGGCGGCCGATTCGTTCGGTGGATCCGGGGGCTGCTCGAACGGTTGTGCGAGCGGTAATGCTTCGATCACCGGCGCTGCGTCGAACAACGTCACCTGCGAGATGCGATGCTGTTCCAGCAACCAGTGCTGTTCGGTCAGCAGGTGGGTTTTCACGCTACGCGCCGCGTGCAGTGCATACACCTCACAGTCGAGTGCTTCGTTACGAGCGCCGGCCTTCTTTTGCCAGACCCGCTTGCCGCCGACGCGCCCCGGCACCTTCACTTCGGCCGTGACCTGCGAGAGGTAATCGGACCGCACGCCGACGTACCAGTGCATCCGCCCCGGCCCGTCGCCGTCCAGCTTCAGCCGGTTGTCCAGGATCAGGTCTTTCGCCTTGCTAACGCCAACCATGAACGGTCGCAGGCCATACTTCGCAGCCTTGCTGTTGTTGCGCGTCGAGTCGATCGACGCCTTTGGCACGCTGAAAATCTCCGCACCGACATCGGTACTGCCCTTGATCGCCATTACGTTCAGCCCGGCCCGCTGTGCGGCCCGAACATACTTGTACACGGCATCCGACGTCGAGCCGTCCGACGAGTCGATCGAGGCCGCACGGATCCGGGCAAGCCCGCCGGACTCGTGCCGGTACGCCTGCGTCAGCAATTCCGTCAGCGCGCCCCATACGCCGCCTGTCAGCGGGTTCTCGCCCTGCTCCAGTACGTTGCCGTGCAGTTCGTCCCACAGCACCAGCCAGCTTTCCTCGCCCCGGCCCCACGCGCGGATGACAACCGCGATGCGATCGTGCTGCACGTCGACGCCGATCGTCAGCAGCAGTCCGCGCCACGGCACGGTGAATGCCGCATACGGCAGTGCCCGCTCGGCCAGCAGATCCAACTCCGGCAGGTCCGACTTGTATTTGTACGGCCGGCCCTGCGTGTTGTTCACGAACGAGCGCATCTTCGTGTCATCGCCCGCGCGCAGCGCCCGCTCGGCCGTCAGCCACTTCTTGACCAGCTCACCCATGCGCGAGCCGGGAAACGGCGACACCAGCTCGTTCAGCCGGAATCCGGCCACGCCGTAGAACGGCGCAGTCGCGACCCACCGGCCGCGCCGCACGGCGCGAATGCGTGCGTTGTCGTCCCACAGGCTGCCGCAGTGAGGGCACGTGTAACGCGCAGTCTCGGGCTGCGCCCGGCCGAACACTTCGTGCTCGACCTCCGCTTCCTCCGACCACGTGACGTTCTCCCACGCCAGCTCATGCTCTTCGCCGCAGTCCGGACACGGCACCAGATAGACGCGCTGATCCGACGATTCGAACGCCTGCTGGATCCGCGAGAAGCCGTCGACCGTCGGCGTGCCGCCGAAAATCACCTTGCGGCGGCTGTCCGAATAGCTCTTGTTGCGCTCCTCGAGTAGCGTGATCGAATCGCCCTGATCGCGCACGTTGGTGTTCGCGTCGTCCGGCTCTTCGACCGCGACGACCGGGGCCGGTGTCGACTTCACATCGTCCGGCGCGTTCGAAGTGATGAACTTCAGAAAGCCGCGCGGGAACGTCTTGTGGTCCCACAAGTTGTTCTTGTCGCGGCCGGCGTGCACCGGCACCTTCGAAGCGAGGCGCGGTGTCACCTCGACCATCGGCTCGAACTTCTCCAGGTTGAATTTCTTCGCGGACTTCTCTTTCGCGAACATCACAATCATCGGGCATGGATCGACGTCGATGCGCCGGCCGATGTAGTTCAACAGTACGCCGTCGGTCCACGCGACCTGCGCCGACTTCATGCAGACGACCTTCTGCACGCGAGGATCGTCCAGCGCCGCGTGCATACCGAACACCCACGGCGTGATGTTCGGGTTATAGCGGCCGGGACTCGCGGTCGCCTTCGCACTCATGCGCCGGTACTGCCGCGCCCAATCCGTCGTGCCGATTCTCTCCGGCGGGCGCAGCAGCTGCGCGATCCGGCGGATCACCGCGTGGACGGTCTGGATCGTATTGAGATAGCTGCTCAAGGCATCCATACATATGCTCGTTCAACCACTCGACGTCGACCTCGACGTCGTACAGTGCGCGCAGCTCCTGCACCAGCTTGTCGGGCAGCGCCAGCAGTTCCGTTTGAAATGCGCCGACCATCTGGCCAAACGCCTGTTCCAGCTGCGCAACATTCACGAGCTGGCCTTTCTTCTCGGCCAGCGTCAGCAGCTTGATCTCGCGATCGACGATCTCGGTCTTCGCGCGCTCGGCAACCAGATCGATGCCGCTGCCGCTCGCGCGGCCCGCAGCCATCTCCCGCAGGTGCCGGATGTACGCGATGCGAATCGCATCAAGCGTCGCCTCGCGATAGTCGAGCTGGACCTTGTCGACGAACCGCGAAACGGCCGACTGGTCGAGGTCGAGATGCTCGGCGATCTGTTGTTGGGTCGGCATGAATATGACCCCCTATGGAGATTCGACAGTAGAGAAAAAACGCGGGTCTGAGGCCCCGCATGTCGGGCCGCCTACAGGGTCCCCGCCCCCTCGAAAAAATGCACCGAATATGTCAGACCAAGCATCACGAAGAGCCTTTGCGCTCAGCCACTGGACGCCATCCGCACCGGCCGCCGGAGGAGCATTCGATCGACCACTCAATCCCAGTACGGATTCGCACAAAGCGGGTGGCGAGCGCCACGGTCGACCATAGCTCGAGCAGCCTGATCGACTGCCTGAAGTTCACGCAACCCAGCCCGGCTCAGGGGCCGGACCATCGACGCCCATGTTGCTCCGCCGCCGTAATCCCCTGATGAGTTGCTGAATCGTGACACTAGTGCGCTCGCAGTTTTCGGTGCAGACTTGTGACATGGTGCGGGCCGAGGGGTCGCATTTGCACTCTTACAAACACGGGGTTTCGATTGTGACGACCATCCTTTTCGTTGACGACGATGAGGCAACGCTGCACACGTTCGGATTGCTTCTTGAGCACGAAGGTTACCAAGTCATTTTGGCTCGGAGCGGACTCGAAGCCCTCGTCAAGTTATCGGAAAATGCGGTGGACCTAGTAATTACCGATTGGTCCATGCCCGACATGGACGGGGTAACGCTCTGCCGGACGCTGCGCAGTATTCCTATGTTCAGCTCGCTGCCAGTATTATTGATGTCTGGAGATGAAGCTCCGTCTCAAATTGGGTTATGGCATGCGTTCTTCCGTAAGCCCGTCGCCTGGGCATCGGTAGCCCAAACAGTCCGTTCTCTAGTTGCACTGCCCTGATCTCGTAGCGAGCTAACTCTTTCGGCCCGCAACCGACATTCACGGGCGCCCACAAAGAACCGAACAAACGGACGTAGCCGCGCCGATCTCACTGTCACCCGCGCGATCCATTGCCCATACGACGCGATCCATCGCATCGTCGAAGACGAAGCACCGCGCGCTCACGCGCCCCATGCTTCGATCTTCATCCCACGTCGACCAGACCTCGCTCGGCCCGGCGCTTGTCGACTCGATTCGCATTTCAGCGCCCCAATGCAAAAAGCCCTGAGGGCTTTCGCACTCAGGGCTTCGATTCATTTCGTAAGGGCGAACGCCCTCCCAACAGATCCCGACAGACAGCCATTGCACGTTGACGGTCACTGCAGCGTGCGTGATCGGGACAAACCTCCCGGGTCGAATGGTGCATTCCCCCATTAGAGGTCCGCGCTTACCCTTAGTCTGGTCAAACCCACTGCCAGCCGGGTTTGCAATCGCCCAGATGTCGCCGCTCGCATAAGCCTTGCGACACCTGATTAACGACCACAGGTCGTGCATTCTCCAGGAGAGCGACATGCCTCAACAGCACATCTACCCCGAAGGAAAACTCCCATTCAACTTCGACGATCATCCTCTTGTCGAAATAAAGAACGGCGGCCCGGACGACGTTGAGGTTTATATCGAATACAACCGGGGAACCAACGATGCCGAACTTTGGGTCTCCGCGATCGTGGACGGCAACACGAACAACGTACCGCACACGATCCGCCTGAGTGCTGGAGAGAAATGCAGCGTCTCAAAGCTCGATCTGGTAACCACGCGCGTGGAGATCCGTGTACATGGCAATCAGAACGGTGTCAGCGTGGTGTACGACTAATTCGCCGTCGGTGCTGCACTCGACCATCTGCCGCGCCCCGCACTACGCGTCCGGATGAATTCGCTACCGAGGTTCAACCATCAACATCAATATGCAAAAAGCCCTGAGAGCTTTTGCACTCAGGGCTTCAGAATCCATTTCGTAGGGACGAACGCCCCCACACGACCTAACGGGCTCCACTATGTGTTCTTATGTCCCGAGAGGTTTGCACGACTCACGCGCGGTGCCAGCGAATATCCAGTACAGCGGTAAAGGATGTTCGAAGTTTACGCGATCCGCTCTTGGAATGGAAGACGTTTCATTCTCGCAATTGGCGACGCATTGTGTCGGACACCGATCCATTCACGTGATCAAGCATCGCGTGCATGTCATGGAAGCGGCGCGACCAGTGGCGACGGTATTCATCGAGCGGCACACCGATCGCCAGCGCCCGTGCCGCTTCGTCGATCGGGCGCTTGCCGGAGCCAGCGCAATCCGGGCAAATGTAGCGACCGTCTCGCCGCACGATGCCACGCCCTTTGCACCGCGCACACTGATCGTTGATCCACTCGTCCAGCACGCGCAGTGCGAAGCGCTCGACGATATCTGCCTTTGCACGCTCGACTTCATGTCCGGCACGCTGATCGCGTCGCTCGTCGCGCTTCAGGCCCGTGAAGCGACTACGCTTGAAACGACCCGACAAACGGATCATCTGCGCAAACAGCAACGTCGCTTTTCGTATCGTCTCTGGCTTCGTCTCTTGCCCTGCCTTGATCCGGACCAACAAGCGACCGAGATCGTTAGCAAAGGCGAGTGCGCCCAAAGTAACTTTAGGATCGGCAATCGGGTCGGTGAACTGACCACGAACGCTCATTGCGATGCCTGCCCGCTCCATCAAATCGATCATCATCCTCTCCTTATCGTCCTAATGTCTCAATGTCCCAAGGGAAAAGGCTTGCAGGGGTGCGCGCCTGCGACATGCGCGACATGCGCCGCTCACGTCGCGCATGTCGCGCCCCTGCACCCGCGCCCGAGACCGCGCCTTGGGACATTGGGACATGGGACGTCCGCAGCGCGCCAAGACGGGGCCAGTGGCGCGCTTGCCGTGCAGGCACAGCGCGCCACGCAATCACAACGGACTGTCGTCATCACCCGCTGCGACCAGTTCACGCTCGACTTCCGGCTCTTGCTCTTCACGCACGTAGTACCAGCCGCGCGATCCAGTCGATTCGCGCTTGCGCACCCAACCGAGCGACTTCAGCGCCTTGCCGATGCGGCGCTGCTCGGGCAGCGTCCACTTCGACGTGTCGAGCTTCAGAACATCGGCGAGGATCTCTTCCATCGTCGTGCGAGGCACGTATTCCAGAGCCTTGGCGATTTTGTCCTCGTACACGTCGCCCTCGTAGCGCTCTGCCTGCTCGATCTCGAACAGCGGCCGCTCTTGCTCGGTGACGTGCCACACGACGCCTGAGCGGTACAGGTGCACGGCTTCGGCCCACAGCTGGTCACGGACGGCCACGATGCCGTCGATGTCGACCAGACCGCCGACACGCAGCGGCCAGTAACGCCGGTTGCCGGATTCGTCTTTCAGGTACGTATCGAAGTTGACCGAGCCGGCGAACACGCATTGACGCGGAACGTCAGTCGCACGCTTGCCGTAGAAGTTGCGGAACCGGTCGACGGCCGTCGCGAAAAAGCTCTTCACCGCCGACGAGTCGGCCTTGTTCAGCGAATCCAGTTCGGCCAGCTCGATCACCCACTTGCCCGCCAGAACGGCGTACGTATCCTTGTTGCCGATCTGGATCGGCGTGTCGGTGAACCACGGCGCGCCCGCCAACACCTTCAGTGCGGTCGATTTGCGGTGCCCCTGCTTGCCTTCGAGGATCAGCACGTTGTCGACCTTGCAACCAGGCTCCATCACGCGTGCGACGGCCGCGATCATCCACTTCATGAAGGCGAGCTGCACATACTCACTGTCGGCCACGCGCAGGTACGTCGACGGCATCGACCGCACACGCGGCACGCCGTCCCATTTGAGCCCTTCGAGGTATTCGCGTACATCGTGGAAGTGGGTCGCGTCTGCTACCAGCAGCACCGCGTTCATCACGATGTCGGTACGCACCGACAGGCCATACCGCTGCGACAACCACAACGCGCAGCGTTGATCGTCCATGTCGGTCCATTCGCCCGTCACGCCCTGCGGGAACGGCGGCGCCTTGCGCTTCATGACGCGCCCGCCGAAGTCGTCCTGCTCGATCACGCCCTTCCACGCCTTGTGGTTCGACAGGATCATGTGCACATTGCCGAGCGTCGGCAGCAGCGTGCCCTTATCGGAGCGCGCGAGATCCTGCTCCCACGTATGAGCCCCGTTCTCCGCTTCGCGGCCATCCCATTCGGGCTGTTCTGCGGCAGCGGACGTCGCGTGCGGTTGCGTTTGTGGTGCATCTACGGCCGACGGTGCGACCGTCGCCGGCCGGATGTCTTCGTTCGCTGGCGCGATGACGCGCAAGATCGCCGCTTGGATCTGCCCGGCGACGGATTCGAGACCGTCCTCGACGTGCAGATCGTTGAAGTCCGTCAGCTTGCGCTCACCACGATTGGCGAATACCGGATAGACGACGCTCACGTCGTCGACCTCGGCTGCCGCCTCGTACGCACGCTTAAGGCCGGTGTTTTCGAAACGCTTGCGGCGCAGCGGCATCACATCATTGCCGTAGCTCACTTCGACGTACGGCACGCCGTTGTCGTCACGTCGACGAGCGGCGGCGACCATGTACCACGTATTCTTCGCCTCGATCCGAACCGGCTCCGCACCGAATACCAGCTCGCCACGGAAGCCGAACTCGTCGACCAGCCACTCGCGCATGCGTTGCTCAATCTTCCAGTCATCATCTGCGCATATCAACACGTGCACGTCCGGGTGCGTTGCACGCAAGCGGCGCACGGTCGGCAGGATGCCGCCCGCGTCGAAGCAGACGTCGACGGCAAAGGCACGGTCGATCGCCATGCGGATCGAGCGGGCGGTCGCGTAGCCTTCGGCGACCAACACGACCTGATCGTCAGCGCCCACCACGCCGAGCAAGCACGATGCGCCCTTCTTCTCCATGCCCTTGTTGAAGCGCTTCGCGCCGTCCGGCGTGATCTTCTGCAGGCCAACGAGACGAGCCTCGTCGCCGTACTGGTACATCGGCACGAGCATCGTGCCGTCGGTATCAAAGCGCACGCCTTCGGCCAAGATCTGCTTTCGCTCCAGGTACGCGGACGTGCCCTGTTCAGACGCCCGGTTCCACTGATCACGCGCGCGGTTTGCGGCGAGCTTCGCCTGCCGGGCGTCGCGTTCGGCCTGCTCGCGTTCGGCCGCTTCCTGACGGCGACGCGTCTCGGCGAGCACTTCCTCGCTCAGTGGTGCACCGCTCCACTCGAATCGCTCGGTGCCCGGATCGTCGCCCGAGAAATGGCCGAACGTACCGACATAGCCGATTACGGCGCCCTTGCTGACAACCTCTCGAAGCTGATACCAGTATTTCTTGCGTGGCCCGTACCGATGATGCTTGCCGTCCGCGACGGGATGCCCGGCGGGCAGGTCGGGATGTCCGGCCGCACGCAATTGCTGAATGATCTGGTCCAGTGTCGCCATATGGGTATTTCCTCAATCAAAGTAGCTTTGGCCGCACGTTGCGGCCTGATCGAAATGTGTTGAGCGCCCGCCCGACGCTACCGATTCACGCGTTGGTTCAGCAGTTCGAGCAGCCGTCGATCACGCTCGGCTCGGTGGGAAAAGCTTCGCCAAACACCGCGCCCGGCTGCATAGCAGTTCAGTCCGCTCGGCCTGCGGCGAATGTCCGACGTGCCGTGTCGGAGGCCGCTACTCGTTGCACTTACCTTCACTTCGGTCTCCCGTTATCTGCCGCGCAGGCGACGCCATTCGGCCGACATGCGCTCATCGAATGTGGACAAGTCGGCCGTGCTGAGCGAGCCGACGATCTGATCGCGAAACGTATGGCGTTCCGCCTTGGTAGGGAGTGCCGCGCACGCACAAGCCGCCGTCGTGATGAACACGTCCACGCGCCCGGCGCGTTGTGCTTCCGCGACGAAGACGGCGAGACGATCGGGAAACGTCGACAGCAGGTCGGCTAGGAGACGCCCGGCCCAATCCGGCGCGGTATCGAGGTGCCGGGCAAGCGCGGCGGTTGCGCACGCAAGCTGCTGCCCGTAGCCGCAACACAGCTCGACCTGCTCACGCGCTACCCGGCAGCACCCCATACCGGGTTTAAACCGCTCCATGACGACGACGTCGACGCGCGGCGAGGTTACGTGCGGCATGGATCAGCCGCTGGAACAGTCGCTGACCTTTGCGGCCTGTGGCAATGATCCGCTCCGCTTCCTGATCGTCGATCCGCTGATCTGCCAATGCACGCGTCACGTCGTCGGCGACGAGACCGACGTGCGCCTGCAGGTGCAGGGCCGTCGAAACGAGGCGCAGCGTGCCCGGCTCCCCGGAGTCCTCGGCCGCGTGATCGTCCACCTGCTCCGCGACCAGCCCGAACCGGGCATTCAGCGCATGCAGCGCGTCGAGCGCGTAGACCTCGGCTTCGGTCTTCTCCTGCATCCATTCGATCAACAGCTCGAACATCTCCATCGACAAGCGGCTGTCGCCGACGCCACGCAAACGCAGCCGCAGCGATTCCGGCGTGATGTTCTTGCCGCGTCGGATCGTCAAATAATTCGCAGCGTCGGCAACGCCGCCCGGTGTGTTGCGAACGGACGTGTAGAGAACGTCCAGCCATTCGGTGCTGTCGTATCGGCAGGTCATATCGGGACTTTGAGAATGAGCCGCTTTCATGCTGTCGCGGCGAGGGCGCATTGACTACGATTCATCAAGCGGCTGATGTGGCGGGGACGGACTCTTCGCGCCGGGCAATTTGGGGAGACGTGTCAGCTCTCACGAAGTAGTCGTGAAGTGCCTGCACGTTCGATACGCGTGGATCGGTAACTCTCGACAGCGCGATCTTGGTGAGTGTGTCGTATGGGACGCCCGCGTCGCGTGCAATGCGCCGCCATTTGCCCTTGTTCTTATGCAGTTGCTCGACTACGAACTCCAACCAAGAACTGATGCGCTGACTCATATCGTTCCCCAAATAAGTTGCGGGATCGATTGTAAGTCTTATTTGGCTATTTTTCAATCTCCCAACAGCCGCAGGAAAGTAACGAATGTCTAGCCATATTTGGCAACATCACAGGATGACAAAGACACCTGCCCGCGAAATCCTCGCGCTCAAGCTAAGGCAACTGATGGACGCTCACCCGACGCTCAACACGCAAGGGAGACTGGCCGCGCGCGCAGGACTGGCGCAGCGTACCGTGGGGCGCATGCGGAACAATGAAGCCGACCCGCAGCTAGGCCACGTCGAAGCTGTCGCTGAAGCGCTCGGCGTGCCTCTCGTCAGCTTGATTTCCGATCAAACAGCGAATGCAAACGGCCTCCAGTACGACACGGCAGCAGTCGCGCAGCTGTCTGCGGAGGATCGGAAAAAGATCGAGTCGTATATTGAGTTTGTCCTGACCACAAGCGGCGCAGCACGCGTCGGTGGCCAGGAGGCAGTGAATATTTCTGAAACGATGCCGGCGTCGAAGGCGCAAACTGCATCGGTTCGACGGGCAGCTCAACGACCATTATCAGACAAAACGTTGAGCATCAATGAAGACCAAAGCCACGCCACCGAGGGAAAGCGCGGAAGTCGCTAACCTGTCCGCCTTTCGTGCACTCAAGCTTCAAGCCCCATCAAACACGCGTCTAGAATCACGCCACGACCGGGAGGCGATCGTGCGAAACGCCCTGTTGGGTGAGCTATCGTCACGTAACTCCCCGGTTATCGCGTACGCCGCTGTGCTCATGTCGGAGAACGGCGACATAACCGTATCCGCCGTAGGAATTGAACCGGAGTTTGCCCCCGCGATCCTGTCCGGCTTGACCCGCCTCCATGACCGAATCGACGAGCGCACTCGCCGTCAACGCCGATGCAATCAGGCCGGATTCGCACGAATCATTCCGCTAGTCTCGGCCGCGATTCTTGCGGCCACCTATATCAACGTAGTGCCGTGGTTGGATGTGGCCCTGTCGATTGGCGGCCAGCTATTGGCTGGTGTCGCGGTTAAGCGCCGCGCTCGACACAGGCATAGGACTTAGACAAATAAGACGGCCCGAACGCATCACCCGCTCTAACCATCAGCCAAGCAAAGTCATATTTGGCTTGACTGGATAAGCCATTAAAGACTATTCTCCGGGTTGCGCACCGTCGCGCAAACCCGGAGAACCACCATGAAATTGAGCGATCAGCACGCGGACGCCCGTCACGACTGGCTCCGTGACGAGCAAACACCCCGCATTTCTCCCTCTGAGCCGGCCCGCCAAAGCAACTTTGAAAAGTCTGCCATCTTCCGCTGGACCGTCGTCGCCGCGCTGTTGTTTGTCGCCGTGAACGTGTTTCAAGACGATCCGGTCGTCGTGCCGACGACTGATTATCACGTCACCGTCTAAGCCGCCTCGACCTGCCGGGGCGTGCGCCCCCGGCGTCATGGAGACCACCATGCCGCGAATCAAAGCCCATACCCCTCCCGCTGTCGACGTTGAGCGTCGCGACACCTTGTCCCTTCGCACGATCGTCCGCTATGACCCGAACGCACGACGTCCCTCGACGCCAATCCTTGTTGGCAAGTACGCCGTCGGTCGCCGCCCCTTGGCGGACAGCGTCCACACACTGTATTTGATCCTCGACGGCAATGAGATTGCCGATAAGCAGATCTCAATCCCGAGCGAAGGCGACTGCGCCACGGCGATCAAGCGCCTGCGTGAGGCAAAGCGCGTGGCGGGCACAGCAGCATCGAACGCGATCGCCAAAGCGAAGAAAACCGGCAAGGCGCGCACCGATACCGCACGGGAGGTCGCGTAATGGACAACCGGACGCAACAGATCGACCTCACCGCACCGATCCCGACCGGCAACATCAAGGCCGCGGCCGCAGCTGCCGGCGCAACGTCATCGGACCTGTGGATGGTCCCCTATGGACAGCTTCACTACGATCCGTCCGACAACATTCGCCCGGTTGATACCGAATGGGTAACGCACCTCACCGCGTTGATGATGGAGAACGGGTACGACAAGGGTTCACCGCTCCATTGCTACGCGCGAAAGGTCGACGGTAAGGATCTGCTGTACGTGTACAAGGGGCAGCACCGCTACCTCGCGGCCGGCAGGGCAATCGAAGCAGGCAAGGACATTGGCAAGATCCCGGTCGTCGTCCGTGAGGCAAAGACGGTCAACCGTGCCGAAATGGTGATCGACGGGTATCTAAGCAACAACGGCAAACCGTCGTCGCCGCTTGATCTCGCTGCTGCCGTCGCAGAGCTGCGCGACATCCACGGCATGACGCTTGCCGCCATCTGCAAGCGCTTGAACGTCAGTGATCAAACGATTCGCGACGTCGGGTTGCTTGAGCGGGCACCGGCCGAACTGCATCAGCTCGTACGGAACGGCCAATGTACCGGCACACTCGCGATCGAACAGATCCGCCAGCACGGCGTCGACAAGGCGCTCGAACGCATCGTCGCCGGGTTGTCCAAAGCGGCCGAAGCGGGCAAGTCGAAGGTGACGAAGAAGTATCTCGCGGCAGGGCCTTCGCTCGATATGAGCCCGGCCCCGCAACCATCGCCCGCACATACAACTGCCGCTACCGATGCCGGCGACGTCTCATCGCCTGCCGGGTTGCCGGCCGCTGATGCTTCGATCGAAACGCAAGCACCCATGCAGGCAGCGTTGCGCCAAAGCGCCGCCGGCAAGATCAGCGAGAAGCAATCAAAGCAACTTTTTCATGCCTTGCAGGCCGTGCTGCACGACCCCGTCTTCGGCAGGCTTTCTCCGGGCACCATCGACGCAGTACATACCGCGCTGACGCCACTCGCGGATCTGCTCGACCCTGCGCCCGCACGCAAGACTACGTACGCTATCGCCACCGCGAATGACCACGGCGTCTATACACCGACGGACATCTTGTTCGCGCCGAAGCAACAGCGCACCGGTCGAAGCCCCGCAGAAATTCGGGTCGCGCTGATTGCCGAAGGAGTTTGGATCTACGGGTTCGATTACACGATTGGTACTGCCGGCGGCGCCTCGCCGTGCTCTTATCACGAGGGCATGGCGACCTATCCGACCCGCGTTCAGGCAATTCGCGGGGCCGTCCGCGACTTGACCCGACGCATCGAGACAAGCACTGCCATGTCGAAGGCCAAGGAAACTGAAAGCGTACACAAATGGCTCGATAAGCTGTATGCAATGCCCGACCCCGACTGGACGCCGGAAATGGCGCTGGAGGCGCCCCAATGA